TAATATCCCAGCCTTATCCTGCGAAAACCATACCTCTCCGCAGGATTGGCCCGGGAAATCCTAATTATCTGTATCTGAAACAAGATATTCGCATGGCCTATCACTCCCATAACAGCCATTCTCGCATACCATATAGTTACTGCACTTCTTACATTCTTCGCAAACCATCATAATTACCTCCTGGCTTAAATGCTAATAATAGCAATGACACTTTTTACAATCACTCTTCTGGCACCGGTCCATACGACCAGGCCATACTATTACTTTCCCTTTTGCATGACAGCGCCTATTCCGTTTTCTCTTCATTCCCCGTCCTTCTCTTTCACCGCCCAATCCTTGCAGTCCTCCACATCAAACTCATGCGCCCATTGGCATTCAGGTTCAAATTTACATGATACACATGGGCCATTGGCTCTGTTTAACAATGCCGGCTTTCGTAGCTGTTCTAACTGCTTTGCAGCCCACTGTAATGTTTTTTCGTTCATAGCGTTCTCCTCAAAATGTCAATTTTGTTCAGCAGTGTCACCTGCAAAAGCATCCCTTATACGCCGCGCCAGTTCTGCGCACATGCCGTCTACAGTATCGTCGCTCTCCCGGATGTCTTGGCTCTGCACATCCAGCTCCTTTGCAATTTCATAAATCACGTCAAGTGCGCCATCCCGATAAGTGCCGTTTTCGGATTCGCAATTACTGCATGTAAAAATTTCCTCGGCAATATCCAAACCTTTTCTGATTCCGTCATGATACTTTTGTGCGGAAGTAATGGCTAAAGTTTCTGCCTGCTGCTGATATCTTCGGCTATCATTAATATAATTAAGTGCTTTATCCGTATCTACATTCTTTGCTTTATACATCCTTCTCCTCCTTCGCTAAATCTTCAATTAATAAATTCATCGCCAAACATGTTTATCTGTCCAGCTACATTTTCGTCTTGCATCCACCAAAGAAACACCTCATAACCGGTTTTCCATTTGGGCGGCCGATCTTTCCAACGATATCGCAGCACTTCAAGCATTCTATCAAAAGCCTTTATGTATGCGCTCTGGTAAGTGGGAAAATCCGAAAATTCTTTCCACCGCTTCTTGTTTGCCATAGGACAACCGATACAGCCAACCCGTTTATATCCGCAATCATACAACAAGTTATATTCAATATGGTTGCTCCTGATAAACTCCCAAATATCTCTGTGCGTCCAATCTATAATTGGATTTACAACCATCTTGTTTTTTTTCATGCAGTTCTCAGTCATTTTTCTCTTGTCAGAATTATCATTCATAAGCATAACTTCATCGGTTATTCTAATCCGTTCTTTTTCTATGGCTATCGTTTCATATTGCGCTCGTTCTGCTCTCTTGTTGCTTTCGTCCCAACGAACACCTGTCGCTATAAATCTATTAGCGCAGCCGGTTTCCTTCAGGATAGAGCAGCAATATCGCATTAATCTTGTAGGCGGCATCATCTTATCTGGAATCAAAGTCCACATAGTAGTTGGTTTACCCCGATATGTGGGCATTTGAATTTCTGCTTTAATTCCTTGTGATTCTAATTCCTTGAATTTTTTCCTAGTATGGTATACGGTCTGTGGAGCATCAACTGTAGTGTGACTATTATGTACTTCAAATGGTATGCCCGACCTCTTGAATAACTCCAGCATTACATCGCTGTCTTTGCCTCCGCTGTATGTGCATACCAGCGGTTTTCCATAATAACTCAGAGACATTTCTGATGCTATTTTGATTCTTTTCGATTGCTTTTTGTTCTAAATCCATCATTGAAAGGAAGCCAGATATCTTCTCCCGGCCGGGGCTTCCGCCTCCTTTCTGCTTTTATTCAGCTAAATCTTCAATATCTGTTGATAAACCATAAGCGTCGTACCTTGTTACACTTATGGCAGTAAAACTCATGGACACTTAAGGCAATCCGAAATCTGGTCCCGTGAAAAAACACAATTTTTTCTGCCATGCAAATAGATTCAGGATAATGTGTTCTCAGGCAATTACTTTTCTTCACCATATACCTCCATCTCTGCTTTTAAGGCCAACATAGCATCTAATCTAAGAGTCGTTATTTTTATGGCTGATTCAGCAGAATTTTTCGAGTTATAACCATTACAATATTCCAAGAAACTTTTATAGCCTAAAATCTCCTTCTCCACATCTTCCAAGCAATATATTCTTGTCCTATATCCTGCAGATGTCAGACAAGGAATACTGCTGTCGCCTTCCGCCCATTCCTCCAATGCCTTCCGGACCTGGTTTGCCAATCTGATAAGAGCGATAAATCCACCTTCTTGTCGAGCCAGCACCTGTATGTATTTCTTAATTGTTTCGTCGGACGGAATGCTGCTCATCTCAGCCATCACAATCCGGTTCACCTGCGGCAAATCTCCAAGGTTCCAGTTGTCAGGCGGGCAGGTATTGGCATCCACTGCAATCTCATCTGATACCGATTCTGGCATGGCTATTTCTGGTTCTGGTTCGGTTCCGCTGCGAAGGTTCTGCACTTCTTCCAGGGCAATCTCGTTCCACATCACCTGTACTGCTCGGCAAAGAAAAACCACTCACACTCTCCAACCCATTCGTTCGTTCCGCTGAAAAATTGTATAAAATCATCAAACAGATTGACATGAGCCGCTCTCCCATTCAATGGATCCTTGAAGTACCAGCTTGTGTTGCTGTTTTTTCGGAATTGAACTTTGAACTGTTTTTCGGATTCGGATATTTGCATCACGCGTTTTTCGCAGTCTTCCCGCATCCAGTCATGAAACACCTGAATGAAATACCGGGCTGCTGCATTACAGTATTCAGTTCGGGTTTCATCGGCCGGTTCCAGGTTCCACTGAATCTCCTCCTGTTGCGATATCGCAATGCCTTCCTCATTTGCTTCAAAGTCTTTCACTGACAAAATCGTGCTTCCGGTACTGGCCGCCGGCTGCACTTGATATTCTGCCGGCTCCGGCATTACATCAGGAAAGTCATCAATGCTCAGCTGGCCGGGCAGTTCAAAGTAGGGAACTTCCCGAACTGGCTGCCGAATCTCCCGGATCTGCTTGACCTGGGTATCCGGGTCACCTGATCCAGTTGCTCATCATTCAGATACAGCATTTCCTGTAACTGGCTTTTTCCGTACGCTTTAAACTCCTCTGCAACAATCGGGCTGTTTCCTCCCTTCGAAAACCGGTCATTTATGGTCATGTACCGACTAGCGGTTGATTTACTGATTCCGTATTCCTCCCGGGCGAAGTCCCAGATGCTGGCGTGGCCGTCCTCTTCATAAAGCTGTTTATCTCGGGCATATTTGAGATAATATCCGATAGCAATAAAGCTTCGAGAAGCGGCGGCAATATTACTTCGGATAAACGCTTTAACATCGCCAAAATCTAGATGTTGATACCATTCTGCCTGCTTGTTCTCTGTCTTGATTGGAATTGATTCCAATTCCATCATGCTCCCCTCTTTTTCCATCTTCTCCTCCCATCAGTTAAGCACGGTTCTTAAAAATTCATCACGGTATTTATCAGCCAGTTGGTCCCGCACCGATATTTCCGGTAGCAGCATGGGAATGCTTGTCCCATAAATCCGGCTCTGAATGCGATCATCGCCAGAAGCTTTTTCAATCGGCACGTTGGAGGTATACAGCGTTGGCAGCAAATTCCGGTAGCGCTCGTCAATCAGTGAAAATATTGCATTGTTTATCCATTCCTGCTTTTCCGTCTGAACCCCGACGTCATCCAGAATCAGCAGACCACAGCGTTTCAAGCTATGACGCTCCATGTCCGCGTCTTCATCTTTTCGCTTTATCAGGTCAATGTAATCTAACACCTGGACAAATTTCACCACCGCGTTATATCGTTCCATCACTTCATTCGCCAGACAACAAGCAAGTAAGGTTTTCCCGCTGCCCTTTGTAGCCGAATAGATATATAGCCCCCGTCCGGAGCGTCTAAATTCTTCGTAACGGGAAATAAAGGCATTGGCAATATTTTTTTGCGGGTTGGTATCATCCCGGTAATAGTCCCAGTTAAAATCTTTGCCACGCTTGTATGTATATTCTTTTGGCATCCCGCTTCGACTTCGACGCATCTGGGCATAGCTTGTCTTTTCGTCATACCAAAACGGCTGCGTCTCTCCGTATCCGGGAACGTCAAAGGTTACAAAGGCACCTGATGCTCCGTTAGTCTGGAACGTCTCCACCTGTTTCACCGTCGCTGTGGTGCATATACTGCCGATAGTAATCTGTTGCTGATCGCCCTTCTGTAGCATCAGGCTCCGCCTCCTTTTTTCTGTTTTCGTAATTCCCATCAAGCACCTTTGCCATGTTGGCATCACTAATCAGCCAATCAAAGGTCGCTCTCCAGTTCCGGTTGTTTTTCCCTTTCAGGAAATCGCTCTGTTCCGCTGTTTTAAATAGCCGTCGGAAGTCATCTACGGTATACCCGGTATTAAGCCTTGCACGAATCGCTTTTTTTCGTGCTTCTGATAATTTCACCAGGCGGGGATACGACCCGCAAACAGAATTGTATAAATCCTGAATCGTGGTGTACTGCTCAGAAAAATCCATTTTTTCTGGTATATCGTTAGATATACTCTTTCTATTTTCGTTTTATGTTTATGTCTTTTAATGTGCTACTATTTTGCACACCATCTTGCATACTGTTTTGAACACCTTTTTGCGTACTATCTCGCGTACTATCTTGCGTACTATCTGACATAGTGAGCATTTTATACTGAGTCGCTTTCGTTCCTCTTTCCCGGAACTCAATCAGCCCTCTCTGCCTCAATTCGTTTCTCGCTTTCAGTATTCCTGACCTTGATAACCCCGTCAGTACGGATAGCACTTGATTCGGCACTGTGAACCACTCTGTCCAGTTGCTCCTATTGTTTACATGCAATAAAGCAAAGTAAAGCGATACCTGCCCTGTAGACAACGGATTCAGTGCGGCCGTATCCCAGAAAGAATTGATTGCTGAAATATAATTCATGTAGGCCATCACCTACCCTTCCACTTCCCGGCCTGCCTCCCACTCCCGGAAAAGGTTAATCCAATCATCCAGGCGCATGGTTGCAAGCCATTCTGACCGGTCCCTGCGGTGGAAGACTGTCGGAAACTCTCCCGCTCTGGCATCGTGTTTTGCCTGCTCCATCGCCTCCAGGAGGTTCAGCTTTTCAACTCGTTTGCACTCGATATGGATTCCCGGCAGTCCCACCACGTCAGCAGAACCATCGGCGCCGCAGAACTGCTGTCCCCTTCGGGTATCATATCCATGGCCCCGCAGGATCCCGGCCAACTCCCGTTCACCGCGCTTTCCTTTTTCCCTTTGAGCTTTTCCCATCTATAGTCTCGTTCTCCTTTTTAAATAGGGCCGGGGCGGTCAATTCCCCGGCCTGGTATCATCAGTGGCATTCAATTATTTTCGTGATATATTAACTGCCACAGAAGGTCTTGTTACCCTATTACGACAATCCGGTCACTAATCTCGTCCGGCATTTCAGTTAAGGCTTCGGCCAAGTATTCCTTAATATTTGCAATGGCCTCATTCTTCCAGATGTTATTTTCAGCCTCCACAATTTTGAAGGCCGGAACCTCCTTGTCGCCAATTCGGAATACAAACTTGCTGGCCGGCTGCGCTACCTCCTGGAAGGTACGGTACGGTATCAGCTCCACCGGATTCGGAACAATCACATCTGCCTTAGCTGCCACACCAACTGTCATCGTTGCCACCTGAGAAATACCATCATCTGCATAGGCCTGTCCATTCTTCTTTTCAATATTTCCAGCCATCTTCGTAAGTAAGTCCAGGTCTCCGTTCTTCTGAAAATTGGCCTGCAATTCAATCATAAAGCGTTCCTGGTCGTACCAGTAGTCGAAACGAAACTCAGAAGTCTGCGCATTTACAACAAATAATGTCTCACGCTCTCTCTCGGCATCCAGAGCGGACATCAAGCGGACCTCAGTAGGACTTACGATGTGAATCAGCATCTTTCGGTTATCGGGAAATTCATTGTTGCAGTCGCTTATATAGTCCACGAGAGACGACAGAGTGGCGGCGGTAATTGCCCTTGCCTTGTCCGTGCAGTCGTAGCGGGTCAGGTTCCGGTTCGCGAATGTCTTCCCGCAAATCTCCAAAACTTCTGTTTTCTCAGCCTCATTTCCCAGGCCTACAACGTACTGTAATGCTTCTTTTAAGTTCTCCATGTTTGTTCTCCTTTTTTATGTGTGATTAATTGGTTGCTCTTAAATCAATTGGTTTCCCGGGCTGCTGATAAATCTCTCCTGTGTCCGGGTCAAAATCCTGGGCCTGCGGTTCAGGTGCCGGCTGCCGGGACGATACCGGGGCCGTGTCATAGGCGGCCACCTGCGGCCTGTTGTTTCCATACTCGGATATTTCTATCCGACCGGTTCTTGCATCCTGTCCAATCAAAAATGTTGTTTCTGATTTTTGCAGTCCTGCCAGTTTTTGTTTTAATATCATAGGTTGCTGCAATTGTTCCGGCCTTACTGGGCTTAAATTTAATATTGATTGTCATTCCTCTGGCCGCTTCCGGATCCATATTGGGGTCCATGATGTTCTGGCCTATCTGCGCCAAAGCCACCCGGAACATGCCGGCCAGTTCACCGTTTCCGATGTTGTCAAATGTGATTGCCATGCTTGCCTCCTTTCTGAAGCTTTATGAAAAGAAACTGGCTGTTACATCACTTTCTGACGCCGTTTCCTGCTCCTGGTGTTCTCCTCCGACCAGTTCTTCGGTTTCCACATCCGCTGCCTTAGTATCCACAAAGCTCTCCTCGTTTTCTACATATTCTTTTGTTCCATCTTCGCGGATGACCGCCATATCTGCGTCCACCGCCTGGACAATGTCAATACTCATTACACCCCATTTACTAATCAGCTGTCGAAGCATGGTTTTAAACGCCATTTCATCAAAGTTTTTAGACCAGAACGTATACTGGCTTCCCTTTTCCAAGTCACGTTGATATCCAGGACTGAACTTCTTTGCGTGCGCTACCATCTTTTCCCGGCTCCAGTAGATGGACTTGCGGAATCCATTCAGATACTCAAACATCGCATAATAGCCAACAGTTGGTGCTTCCTCACGGGCCTCTTCGTCCTGTATCAGATTCACTTCAATTTCCTCATTCAGTGGATCGAACCGGATCAGCTCTCCCTCTTTAATAGCCATTACATTCAGCTTTTTATATTGTCCGGAACGAAGGGCTAACTGAATATATCCCTTGTATCCAAGCTGAAACTGAGCCTCCTTGGCTCCCTTCTTTCGGTTGTCATAGGGGACAAGATAGTATTGTCCAAGCTGCGGGCTGGGCGAAAGATTCAGGGATTCCCCCAAAAGAGCCGCGCTTAAAATGCTAGTATTCGTGCATTCCTGCAGCGCAGGCGTCGCCTGTACGGCAGATACAATACTGGAGATAAAACGGCTGCCGTTCTTTCCTCCAATCACGCTGTTAATCTGGTTTTTTACCGCATCCTGTGTCAAGTAGGCGGTAAGCCCCTGTTTAGGGGCTCTGCTTGCCAAGCTGTTTCCTACTGCCATTGTTTTATCCTCCTCTTACTGCTTCGGTACCGGCTCGAACCGGATGCCGTTAGTTTTTAGATACTGTTTTAATCCTGCCAACTGAACAGGAGTTGCATATACACGAAAATCCAGGACATGAATCGGCTCTTCCACTGTTTCAACCGCCGGGACAGGTACTGCAGTTGGCTGACTCTCCGGCTCTGCGGTTTTCTCTTCCAGCTTCTTCCCTGCTGCCATTACGGCCTGGCTTCTGCCTTTCTTCTGGCCTCCTGTTCCGCCTTGGCCTTTGCGCGTTCCGCCTCATATTCTTTTCGCTTCTGCTCAGCTGCCTCCAGGCGGTTCCGCTCTGCAATCGCTTGACCAATATCATATGTGCGCAAAAAGACTTCTTTCATGTCTCCCGCATAGGGCTGTCCACCTCGTTCAGAATGGCCAGTCCCTCATCCACCTTCTGAATTACCTTCAGAATATCCTCCTTTACGGACTTCATGGTCATGGATGCATTTGCGTACTCCGGTTTGAAAACCCTCTCGAAAGGAAGATATCTTTCTATGTCATGGATATTGTCATCATAAAATTCCCGTATCTTCGCTGTCTTTTCTTCCCGCTGGCGACGCTCATAATCTTTCACCTGGGTGTCAATGTTGTCGATGGCCCGCTGGACAATGGCCACCAGTTCCTTCTCTTCTTTCTCAAACTGCTCATAAGGAATCATTACTTTCTTCTTAAGCTCTTTCCTCTTTCTCTCCATCGCTTCGACAAACTTGTTAAGTCGTGCGCGATCGGCCTTGGCAGCTTGATGGCATCATCCGTATATACCGATACTGCATACTCTTCAGAGGCCACGGAAATCTCCTTTTTCAGTTCCTCAAAATTCCATTCTATCTTCTGTATAAATCCGTCATCCTGCGGATTATATATTTTCAGTTCCATATCTTCCTCCTAAATCGCAGGGAGAATCAGCTCGGGTCTCCGCCCTGAAATCACACAGTTCCAAAACTGCTTTTCAGCGTCCACCAAATACCTAATGTCCTCCTCAACGTCCTTTCGATTAATAAAATAATGTTTTGTTGCAATTCGCAACTCACCGCCCCACTCGCTCTTAAGCTGGCCTTTAAACTGCAAACTCATACTCCGTCACTGCCAGATAGTGCAGTACCTGGCAGAAGTAATTGTCCGGAATCCGGTTATTCCACTTCTCTTTCTGCATGCTCTGCAGGATATTGGTGGTCTTAATCTCCAACACTCCCCGGCGGCCGTCTGTATCAATCAGCTCCCCGTCGAGTGACGCATGCATCCACGGATATTCCGAATTTAGATACATATTATTATCGTCGTACAAAACCCGGTACTCTGGAAAGTCAAGAGAGAAGAGGCCGCGCAGGTATTCCTCTGCCCTTGTCCCATACAGAACATAATCTCGGTCCGAAATATCCTCCGGTATAACCAATCCTATTTTCTCTTCCCATAGCTGCACATTATCCTTGTAGGGATTCATGCCGACGCAGGCGCTGGCATCCGATCCGCCAATATGGTTCTTTCTTGCCTGCAGCCATTCCTCTCGGTTGCTAAACTGGTACTTTTTGACCGGCATTCCGTTTCCTCCTTACAATCGCATAACTCACCCGGATCCAGATGCGAACCACAGCGTGGACATACATTGTAATAACTCATCCTTGCATCCTCCTGTTTTCTCTGTTATAATCAAGTACGAATATTTTTTAAGTTCCTGAGCCTGTCCGGTTGCCGCCGGTGGGCTCTATTTCTCCTTTAATTGCCTCTAGCAGCCTCAAAATCTCTCCGCTTGTGTACAACAAGTTTTCTTCTGCCCGCATCCATCCGATTGCAAAGCTCAAGCGGATCTCCTCTGGCTTCCGATTCGATAGCTCTGTCAGCAGAATCTCTTTTGTGGTAGTTCTAAGCATCCTTGTCCCTCCTCCCTCACAACATTCCAGCAGCGACAGCCACGGCCAGCAGTGTCCCGGTTAGTACCGCACACAGGATAATCGCCACAGCCAGCAGCTTGTAAAGCCATAGCAGTTCTGCCCTCTCGGCCCGCAGCTGACGCCGCATTCGGACGACCTGGGCACCGGTGTAATCATGTCTGTACATTAGCATCACCTCCCTCTTCTCCTGGGCATTGACCGAACCTGTGCCTCAATCTGCTTTTCCCACCAGATTTTGAAGCCAGCGGTGTCGAAAATAACCGGACTCTTTGTTAATGCCGGATTCATCTTTGTGGCGAAGGTCTGGTTTTTATCCCCGTAAGCCCGCTTCAGATAGGTTTCCGGGAACCCCATTTTTGAAGTTCCGACATCTTCATGACAGGTTTTGGAAACTCCAACATATGAT